CACAAAGAAATTATGATATAAAAGCTTATGCACAAGACCCTACTTCAAGTGCTAAAAGAAGTAGATATGTTAGAGGTTTAATGAAAGATATTTATGCTAAAGAATATATTAAAAAAGCTAAACAACAGTTAGGTATAGATATTTCATCATCTCCAGACGCTCAATCAGCACCACAAAATCCAGATGAAGTATCTGTTTATATGCAGCTTAATTATAAACAAAATATAGAGCTAGCGCAAGAAGAAGCAATAAACTACACGTTAGATTATAATAAATATGATTTAATAAGAAGAAGATTAAACTATGATTTAACTGTGTTAGGTATAGCTTGTTCTAAAACTAATTTTAATTTGCAAGAAGGCGTTACTATAGAATACGTTGATCCAGCTAATTTAGTTTATTCATACACTGATGATCCTAATTTTGAAGATATTTGGTATGTAGGTGAAGTTAAAAGTATAAGTATGGCAGAACTTAAAAAGCAGTTTCCACACTTAACACCATCAGAGCTAGAAGAAATAGAAAAATATCCAGGTAACTCTAACTATAGAAATGATTGGAATGGTAGGTATTACGATGATAAAATACAATTACTATATTTTGAATATAAAAC